TATCAAAGATATCGTGTATGATCTCACAAAGTTTTTGCCAGATCATCCAGGTGGCAAGAAGGCGATCATACTTTTCGCTGGAAAGGATGCGACGGAAGAGTTTGATATGCTCCATCCACCGAATGTTCTAAAGAAGTATCTCACACCGGAGGTGGTTCTCGGACCAGTCAAAAAATAGACTCGTCGGTATCGTCGTGAAGCTTGGTACATGTTACAACTATAACCGGTATCACAACCAAAATTATGATTACAGTTAATGCTACAAACATACCTATTAAAGTAGACGAACATAAAAAGTACAAGATGAACCTCTATAAGAAGGAATTGATAGCCAACCATGTCAAACTTGCTTATAAAGTTTCAAATGATGTATATTTCAAAACATACCCGCGACAACGTGGTATACATACGAGGAAGGATATAAATAGTGTGGGACTACACGGCCTCGTTCGAGCGGCTCAAAAGTTTAATCCGGAGTTGGGTTTCAAGTTTAGTACGTACGCATATCCATGGATTTACTGGAGTTGTAAAAAATGTTTGCGACGAACGACAATACACGAGGAACTTCAATTTTATGAAACTCCACCATATTACGACAAAGAACCTGATATGCTCCATGGTCTAGATGATGTGAGCCGATACATTCTTGAAAACTATTATGGTAAACACCTAACCCTAAAAGACCTCGCAATGGAATTGGGTGTCACTGTATATACAGTCACGAAATGGAGAGACAAAGCACTTCTTCATTTAAAGATATGACGCGAATGTATGACAAATGGCTCTCAAGAAAGAAGAAATCACTTCCCGCGAGTCTCCCGAGGCTATGCAAAAACGCATGTTCGAAGCCAAGCTCACCGCGATGGAGAAGGCCATGAAGGGTGAAAAGGTTCGTTACAAGTCTAACCGAGACCCTGAGAGATTCTTGGATTTCTTGGAGTATCGATTGACGATTTGGGAACAACTCAAAGATGAAAAGTTCCACGCGAAGCGAATGTATGAAAAGACGAAGGAAGTTATTGAGGGTCTCAGTTGAGACTTGAGTAGTGACCGGCAATGTAATACACATCTTTAAAATCTAATTCAATAAGTTTCTCTGCTGCAAATCTGGCCCGTTGCCCAGTGTTGCAGTAGACGAGTAGTCCCTTCTTTGGAAGTTCCGCTGTAGTCTTCCTGTTAATCTTATTCACTGGAATATGGAGAGCACCCCGATAGTGACCAGCTCTATATTCTGCCATCGTGCGAACATCAATGACCTTCTTTATCTTCCCCGAACGTATCATCTTCTTGGCCTGGGCGGCACTCACGAGGTTTGCACCCAGAAATGTATACGCTGCAGCTGCTGCAAGGGTTCCAATAACTATCACTGGAAACATTTACTTTAGACTCACATTTTACTTCCCGCCCAATTCATAATTTGTGTGAGGGACCACGAGCTGTTGATACCCCTCAGAAGTTCAAGTTTTGCCAAACTCTTTCTGACTCGCTCAACATTGAGACCTTCAACAAACTTTGGTACTTGCGCGATATGATTCAAGTTGAATCTTTTACCGTTGGTATTTGTAATCTGTAAGATGTATGGAAAGTTTGTCACAAAGTATTTCCATTTGAGTGAAGTTCTATTTGAAGGTGGTGTATATTTATGGATAAGTGCCCATACAACCCTCTTTATGAATGTGAGGCGATCTCGTGGGTCTTTTGGACCGAGGGGTGTCCTCAATGTGTCGTGCATCATGGCGATGAAGGCTTCTATGTAGCAAAAATGATGTTGAGACAATTCATCATATTGTGAAATCTCAAACGACTTTTCTAAAACTTTCTTGTTCCGAATGTTAATCTTTGTGTTCTTGAGAAGTTGTTTGTAATTTTCTATATTCGTACTCACAAATCCACCGGTTGGTTGAAAGGAAGATTGTTTGTTTCTTATTGTGTATCGGTTTCCATAGACCGTACGAAGTTCATTCTTGAATTCTGTACGATTCGCTCCCATTGAATTGAACAACTTGATTTCCTTATTGTTGTGATTCACTCTGGCGAGGGCATAGTGACCATCCCCACTTGGATATGTGTGGGCAATGTGAAGATACTCGGTACCATTACGATTTTTTGTTGGTTTGGTCATATTAGATGTTCGGCGACATTGAAACTTGAACTCGTAGTCTGCCTCCTTTTTGATATCTTTTCCAATCTTTTCAAAGATACCCGGCCTTTGAAGGAGTTGTTTAGCAACTTCTCCGGCATCTTCGATGGCCATGAGATGCCTCGCCGCGAGACTCGTGTTCATCTTACTCTCAATGTAATCAGATGTATCAATCTCAGCGGACTCACCTTTTACCTTCAAAAGGTGATTGCGAACATCCCTGTTCTTAATGAGCTTAATAGGGGTAAGTTCCATCTATGCTTATATATCATTGATATTTTTAAATAACAATCATATATATGTCGTTAGTTTTAGTATGCCCACCAGTCATCGTTGTTGAACGAAAAGTTCCAGTCATGACAGTGAAGATGTGTCGTTTGGCTGCGATTTACCCATCCAATAACAACGTATATCAATTGGAGATACTCGAGGCACCGCCGGTGGAAGTGAACAAGGAGGATGATCAAATTACATAGACATTAGCAGGACTTTGTACACCGCATTGAGAGTCGGCGCGGTAATATTGCATTTTCGCATAATTTCATATTTAGAGGCGGACGGGAGGGCAATTTGGATGCTGGCACCGATGATCGACCGAGACTGACGTGACATGAGGGCCGGAACATCGAGAGCAGACCGAAACACGGACGTAATTCGTTCACATTCGGTCTCGGTGATATTGAAATTATTGAGTGCGTCCCGAAGTCTTTTCATCTTGTTTTGCCGGGACCACGACGATCGTTCGGACATCACAACCGCAGTTTTCTCCTCGGCGATGAGACGGTCATACCTGCGCGTGTACTTTTCAATTTTCCTCTTCACGTGAGCAAGTTCATCTGAAGAAGAACGGATAATACGTCTCTTGACCATTTTTTGATTATAATTTGTTCAAGGCTTTAACTAACTTAGGCTTTTAGTTCCCAAATGCGATGCCGGCCATACCATTCTTAACACGTAAGATGTTGTAGTTAACCGCGTAGACACGAGCTGAGGCACTTGAATCGGTGGTAGTCACACCATTAAGCAACAACTTGGCGTTGTCAATACGGGAAAAGTTAAGGGAGCCACTTGGTTGTGACTTGTCCAAGTTAAGGCAGAATGGCCAGGTGTACACACTGTCTTGAACAAGACTGTCAACACCAAGGGCGGAGCAGTGCATTTCTGGAACAACATCGTGGTGGTAGACATTAGACATGTTCTCAAAGAGAGCGGTGCCGTTGATGTACAACGAGCCGGTACCAAAAGTGTAATTGGTTTCCCAATCCGCATTGTTAATGTTACCCGCAAGCAAGTGAAGCGCCTTCACTGGGTGGTTAAAGTAAGTAAGATCAAACTCGGTATCGGCTTGTGTACCTGGTTGATATTGAACTTGGTTGATCAACAACTCGTGTTCGTTGTCTGTGAAGAACTTGCGTTCATCTGTGTCCAAGTAGATGTAGTTGGCGTAAATTTTTGGAGTACCCGCCGCGGTGTATTGATCTTGGATCTTAATACGCAATTCCACTTCATGGTACTGGAGAGCCACAAGTGGGAGTGATTTTGTCCAGTCTTCACCGAAGAAGAATGGGATCACATAGTGGTCACCATTTGAGTTGTTTTGGGAAGTTTCAATGGTGTGTCTCATGGTAGCCTTGGCAGAGTTGTCGTTGTACAACACATTGTGAATACCCTGAACGAAGAGGGAGTCAAGTTCGCACACCTTTTGTCCACCAATCCACAATTGGAAGGTTGTTGGTTGGGACGCGGAAGTGTCAAACATAGCGTTGTTACCACCTGGCAAAGCAATACCTTCGGCTTCAATCCAGACATAGCTCAAGAGGTCACCCTTGGAGCGGAGTGGAACGACAATTTCATTGGAAGCACCGAAAGTACCAATGTAATCCACGCGTTCTGGACGCATCGCAAAATTTGTGTGTCGCTTGTAGTTTTGACGGAAAAAACTGACCTGTGGTTGACCAGTAATGTACGCATCCTGGGCACCTTTAGATACAAGGTCAATCAAAGCGGCTGACATTTTTACTAATAAAGTATATTAAAATTTTCGGGCGATGACTACACAATGGTAGCCTTCCAAGCACTCACTTGGGAATCCAGAGATACAGATGATGAGCACTTGATCAGTATCTTTGGTAA